TCGTGGCGTGGCAACCATCCTATTCATCAGCGGTACGGTCTGTGTGATTAGCGGAAACGTAACATGAGCTTAATGCAGATGCTGCTGGGCGCTGTACAGAGCGGGTATAACCTACAAAGGTCTGTTAGGTTTCGGTCTAGTGCGAGTGCTTATTTGAATCGTACTCCTGCTAGTGCGGGAAATCGTAAAACATGGACATGGAGTGGCTGGGTTAAGCGTGGGTCTATTGGAGGAAATCAATTATTATTTACCGGTGGGTATAGTGCCGCACCTTGGTTAGTTTTTGGGTTTGTATCAGATAATTTATATTTATCTACTACCGCTGGCGTAAGCGGAAGTGGCGAATTAGTTACAACTGCAATCTACCGTGATCCTTCTTCTTGGTATCACATTGTTTTATCTGTTGATACTACACAAGCAACTGCAAGCAATAGAATAAAATACTATGTAAACGGCGTTCAAGTTACAGTATTTTCAACGACAAATTATCCTTCACAAAACGCTGATTTACAAGTAAACGCATCTGTATCACACACAATTGGTGGGTATACGTCTCTTTACTTTGATGGCTACCTAGCAGAAGTCAACTTCATTGACGGTCAAGCCCTCACCCCATCATCCTTCGGTTCAACTAACGCCACAACAGGCGTATGGCAACCCGCACCCTACACAGGCAGCTACGGCACAAACGGTTTTTATCTCAAGTTTACCGATAACTCTACCGCTGCGGCTCTTGGTACAGACTTCTCTGGCAACAGCAACACATGGACGGTCAACAACATTAGCGTGACTGCGGGTGTGACGTATGACTCCATGACGGATGTGCCTACGCTTACGAGTGCTACGGCGGCGAATTATGCTGTGTTGAATAACATCAGCAACCTTTCAATTAACTCCACACTTTCAAACGCAAACTTACAGGTTGTGACGGTTTCTTCTGGGGATTGTTCAATTCCTGCGACTATTGGTATGCAAGGTTCTGGCAAGTATTACGCTGAATTTGTATGGACAGCTAGTGGCACAACCGCAATGTTCGGAATCATTCCATCAACGTATGCGTCAGGAACTGCACCCGGATACAACTCTAACTCTGCTGGGTATAGAACCGATGGGCTGTTGCGTAATTCTGGCGCATCAACTTCTTCGTGGGGCGCAACATGGGTTCAAAATGATGTCATGGCTATTGCCTTTGACGCTGGGGCGGGAACGATTGAGTTTTATAAAAACAACGTCAAGCAAGGTTCAACGCTTACGGGCTTTACTACAGACACTTACTTTTTTGTTGTAGGTGAGGATGCAGGCGCTGCTTCTGCAACGTGGGTTGCCAACTTCGGTCAACGCCCATTCACCTACACGCCCCCAACAGGCTTTGTTGCGCTCAATACCTTTAACCTTGCTGCAAGCACGATTGTGAAGGGTAATACTAATTTCAATGCGGTGCTGTACACAGGTAACGGTGGAACACAATCAGTCACAGGTGTAGGATTTCAGCCTAACTTTACTTGGCTCAAAAGACGGAATGCAACGGCTAACAACCTGTTGACAGATTCAGTCAGAGGCGCAGGAAAATTCTTGTCCTCTAATCTCACTAACGCAGAGGTTGATGACAGCGCATACTTTACGTCTTTTGATTCCGATGGTTTTTCAATGGCGTTAGGTGCTAGTTCAATTAACGCATCGGGTGGTACTTACGTTGCTTGGAATTGGAAAGCGGGTGGGGCAGCGGCATCTAATACCAATGGCACAATCACATCCCAAGTAAGCGTTAATGCTACTGCTGGGTTTAGTGTGGTGACGTATACAGGTACGGGTGCAAATGCCACGGTGGGGCATGGTTTAGGTGTTGCGCCAAGAATGATTATTGTTAAACAAAGAAACGGCACGTTCACATGGCGGGTTTACCATGCTTCTTTGGCAAACACACAGGTCTTGTACCTAAGTGCTACAGACGCTGCAACAACAGAAACAACAGCATGGAACAGTACAACTCCAACATCGTCTGTATTTAGTGTCGGTACATCTTCCGCAACAAACGGAAGCACCAACACCTATGTTGCCTACTGTTGGTCAGAGATTGACGGGTTTAGCAAATTTGGGTCGTATACGGGCAACGGATCGACTGATGGACCGTTCGTATACCTTGGGTTTGAGCCAAAATTTATTTTGGCAAAAAGAACAAACACAACTGGAAATTGGAATCTTTTAGACGGAACCCGCGACCCATATAACCCTGTAGGTACATATCTTTATGCTAACACCGCAGACGCTGAAGGTGCTAACGCATCAACTTTAGATTTCACAGCAAACGGTTTTAAAATTAGACAAACTTACGGAGATTGGAACGTGTCTGGTAGCACATACGCGTATGCCGTTTTTGCAGAAAACCCTTTCAAAAACTCCCTTGCGAGATAATTATGTTTGCAATCATTAAAGACAACGCTTTTGAAAGGTTTTTGCCTGAAGGTATTGCTTTCAAAATCGGCAACACCGTGTACCCTCAAGATTGGCTCAACCTCTCTACCCCTGCTGAGAAAGCAGCACTTGGCATTGTTGATGTTGTGTACGCACAGCGTCCTGATGACAAGTTTTATTGGGTGACAGAATTACCTCCAACGTATAACGCCGATACCAAGCAAGTAGATGTTGCCTACACATCTATCGCTAAAGACTTGGCAGGGTGCGTAAAACAGGCTGTAGACGCAATCAACGCACAAGCCTATAGCATTCTATTGCCTAGTGATTGGATGGCTGTAAAGGCGTTTGAGACGGGTTCTGTTGTGGCAGAGGATTGGGCTGCATGGCGTCAAGAGATTCGTGTGCAGGCTGCACAGGCTATTTCCGTTATTGAAGTTTGTGTTGATGTTGAGGCGTTAGCTGCGCTTCCATCGGTAGAATGGGCGCACGATCCTAATTGGGTAGAGCCAGCCGTAGAAGAGGAAGTAAAGTGAGTCACTTCGCAAAAGTCGTTGACGGTATTGTTGAGCAAGTAATTGTTGCAGAACAGGATTTTGTAAACGCTTTGCCTGGTCAGTGGATACAGACTAGCTACAACACCTACGGCAATCAACACCCTGAAGGTCGCCCGTTGCGTGGAAACTACGCAGGGATTGGGTATACATACGATTCCCTTAACGATAAGTTTTACGCCCCAGCGCCTTACCCTTCATGGGTATTAAATGCTTCATGGCTATGGGAAGCCCCTGTACCAAAGCCAACAGACGGTAAACAGTACGGCTGGGATGAAGCTACAGTTTCGTGGGTGCTTGCACCTATACAGTCTAAGTAATATACTAATCGTACTGGTGCGATCCACCAGGACTCCTCGGAGTTACAAATGTCAGACGAAGTAAACCAAGCGGAAGTGCCCGCGCCGGAATTGGAAGCTACGGTAGCCCCAATCTCTGAAGTACAAACGCCGGAAGAAGCTGAAGCAGCACCTAAGACCTTCTCACAAGAAGAGTTAGATGCAGCAATCGGCAAAAGACTAGCAAGAGAACAACGTAAGTGGGAAAGGGAAAGGCAACAATCAGCCCCTTCTGCGCCTGTTGCACCTGTTGTGCCAGATCAGTTTGCATCGACCGAAGAATATGCCGAAGCATTGGCGTACCAGAAAGCCGAGCAATTGGTTGCGCAACGAGAACAGCAGAAACAGCAGTCAGAGGTGATTGAGGCTTATCACGATAGAGAGGAAAAAGCGCGGGAGAAGTACGACGACTTTGAACAAGTCGCCTACAACCCCAAACTTACAATCACTAGCGAAATGGCGCAAGCCATTCAGTATTCTGATATTGGTCCAGACTTGGCTTATCACCTTGGGGCTAATCCGAAAGAAGCTGAACGCATTTCTCGCCTACCGCCGCTTTTGCAGGCAAAGGAAATTGGAAGAATCGAAGCCAAATTGGCCGCTGATCCGCCCACCAAAAAGACATCTTCGGCGCCATCGCCTATTAGTCCGGTAACTGCTAGAAGCACGGGTTCGCCCGCATACGATACAACTGATCCACGCTCTATCAAAACGATGAGTACGTCAGATTGGATTGAAGCTGAAAGGCAACGCCAGGTTAAGAAGCAGGAAGCGCTACGCAACCGCTAACTTACTTTTAGGAAATCAAAATGAGTAATTCACTCTTAACCATTGATATGATCACACGGAAGGCTCTCGAAATCCTTGAGAACAACCTTGTGATTACCCGTAACGTCAACCGCCAGTATGACGACTCCTTCGCTGTTGAAGGCGCCAAGATTGGCTCAACCCTCCGTATCCGCCTGCCCGATCGTGCGCTGGTGACTGACGGTGCCGCCCTGCAAGTTCAGGCCGACAACGAACAGTTCACAACGCTGACTGTGTCTAGCCAGAAACACATTGGTGTTAACTTCACCTCTGCTGAATTGACAATGCAGTTGGATGACTTCGCAGAGCGTGTGTTGAAACCTCGCGTCTCGCAGCTTGCCTCTTCGGTTGACGCCGACGTCGCAACTTCGTACAAAGGCATCGCTAACTCGGTTGGCACACCAGGTACAACTCCTTCGACTTCTTTGGTTCTGCTCCAAGCTAACCAGAAGCTTAACGAGTTTGCCACACCTATGTCACCACGCTACGCAACAGTTAACCCTGCTGCTAACGCTGGTCTGGTTGAAGGCATGAAGGGCTTGTTTAACCCAACCGGCACTATCAGCCGCCAGTTTAAAAACGGCATGATGGGTGAGGGCATCTTGGGTCTGGATGAGATCAATATGTCTCAGTCAATTAGCAACCACACGAACGGCGATTGGGGTACAACCATCACTGTGACATCAACTGTCGCAACTGAAGGTCAATCCACTTTGCCAATCAGCTTTACTGGTTCGAGCAAGACATGGAACGTGGGCGACGTATTCACCATTGGTGGTGTGTTCGCTGTTAACCCACAGACACGTCAGTCAACCGGTAGCCTCCAACAGTTCGTCGTAACTGCTGCGGTAACTGGTTCGTCAACTGCTACGCTGAACATCAGCCCTGCTTTGTTTACTGCCTCAAACGCTTTGGCTACTGTGAATTCGTTCCCACAAGCTGCTGCTGTTGTGACAATGGTTGGTTCTGCCAACACAGGCTA